TTGGCCAGTGGCACCGTAAACTACAACATATCAGCAGTTGATGCACAGAGTTTTAAACAATTAGTGGCGTCAGATCCAAGTTTCATCTACGCTGTCACTGAACAAGGTAGACGAACCATACCGTCGGGTAGGAGATAATAATGACCACAGCATTTCAAACCGTTATTGATTACAGTCAAGCAATCAGTATCAACAAGAAAAAGAAAGTAGCACAGACTACCAGTCGTGATGGCACAGTGAAAACCACAAGCCTAGGTGGACAGGTATGGGAATTCGAAGTGTCATTGCCCAATGGTCCCAAGTGGAGTGATTTCCGTGGCTTGATTGAAAAGATGGAAGCCTTAGACAGAGTCACTGTAGGCACCATACAGATCAATCTTGCAGGACAAAGTTGGCTTAACGGTTATCAAGGTAATCTTGGCAATGTCACTGCTATCACAGTTACCGCAACCACTGGCAATACCATAACTATCACAGGCGGAACCAGCGGACTCAGTGCAGGACAGTTTAAATTCAAAGCAGGTGACTTTATACAACTAGGAGCAGGTGGCAAGGTCTATACCGTGGCCGCTGATGTTGCCTACAATTCAAACACCATTACACTACACAGACCCTTGCGTGATACCGCAGGCACCTACACCTTATTGGTAGGACAAGCAGTGACCTGGTCAGTGATATGTGTCAAGTTTCCTAATTGGAATATCTTTGCAAGAGATCAAGTGGCCTGGGATGGTCCCTTTGTGTTTGCGGAGAGTTTGTAATGGCCATTAGTCTTAGTGCCTACAAGAACATACAGACCAACCTGTTTGTGAAGTTAGACATACCAGGGTATGCCATACTGACATTCAGTGACTATCACAAAGCCTACAGCATAGCGGGGTTGAGTTATACTGGATTGGGCCAACTGTTGAGCATCGGCAGCACTGAAGACACGCTTCGTGCATCGCCTAGTGATATCTCAATTGCCATTGCTGGTGTGCCAAGTTCCAATGTCACAGACATCATCGACAACAGAATTAAAGGCAGTGAGTGCAAAATATTCCGTGGTTTCTTTGATGTCACTACTGGTGAACTGTTGAGCATTGCTGGCAACCCCGCTGGCAAGTTTCAGGGCATAGTTTCTAATTACGACATATCAGATGATTTGGATATGGGATCCAGCACCGGCACAGTGGTACTGACATTGACCATAACTTCGGTTGTTGAAATGTTGCAAGACAAGATCACAGGCAGACGCACTAACCCCAGTGACTTTGCCAGCGGTGATATGGCTCGTGTGCTACCATTACAGAGTGCAAACTTCAACTTCGGAGCCCCACAATGAGTTTTCTATCAGACATTGTAAACTTTGGTAAGACTGCTGTAGGCCTAGTAAGTGGCACTGGTATTTTTAGCACATTGGCACGAACAGCCATACTAGGTTATGCAGTCAATAGACTTAGCAAAAGTGCAAACAAAGGTCAGGATAGCGGCACCAACAATATTGATGAAGGTGTAAGACTACAGGTCAAACCCAACGCTGACAGCAAGATACCAGTGCTCTATGGTTCAGCGTTCTTTGGTGGCAACATCATTGATGCCGCAATGACCAACAACAACAAGACAATGTGGTTTGCATTGGCTCTAACAGAAAAGACTGGTAGTCTATATTCAACCAGTTCAGCCACAACATACTTGCTAAACAATGTCTATCTCAATGACCAACGAGTGCAATTCCAAGGCGATGGTATTACTGTTGATTACACACTAGATCGTGGAGGCAACATTGACCGCAACGCCAGTGGATTGATCCAGATCTATTTCTATGCAGGCGGAAGAACAGCAGGACAACTACCTGTGGGCTTTGCAGGTGCAGTAGCCAATTCAGAAGCAGTATTTCCCAACTGGACATCAGGCACACACGCTCTTACCAATGTGGTATTTGCATTAGTTAAAGTAGACTACAATCGAGACAAAGGTATCACTGGACTGCCAGATGTCAAGTTTAACATTGCCAGTTCAATGTTTACTCCAGGTGATGTCATTTATGATTACCTTACCAACACCACTTACGGTGCAGGCATTTCCGCAGGTGACATACTAACCACAGACATCACAGCACTCAACACCTACAGTCTAGCCAGTGTGGCCTATGCTGATCAAGGCACAGGAGCACAAACACTAGGCGATAGATATCAGATCAATGGTCTCATTGACACAGCCAACTCAGTGTTAGACAACTCAGAGGCCATACTAAATGCTACTGCAAGTTGGTTAAGTTATGACACACACGAAGGCAAGTGGGGCGTCATAATCAACAAGGCAGAAACCAGTGTGGCTGCTTTCGATGACACAAACATCATTGGCAACATATCAGTCAGCGGCACAGGCCTACAAGATTTATACAATGCTGTCAAGGTGCAGTTCCCACATAGAGAACTTCGCGACAGTGCAGACTTCTACAATATTTCAGTGCCTACAAGTGCAGTGCCAGCCGATTGGTCACCATTCAGTCTAAACTCAAATGAAGAGCCCAAGACCTTAAACATAACCTATGACATTGTGAATGAGCCTATCCAGGCACAGATGTTGGGCTTGATTGAACTTAAACAGAGCCGCATAGACAAGGTCATACAATTCAAAACAGATTGGACCTATTACAATCTCAAAGCCGGTGATGTCATTGATGTTACTAATTCAAGATTTGGGTTTAGTGCCAAACTGTTCCGCATAATTGCTGTCAAAGAACAGCAGGACAATGACGGTGCATTGATGATGGACATCACTGCATTGGAATACAATGTGAATGTGTATAGTGTGGTGGATCTATTCCGCTTTACCCGCAGTGATGCCAATGGAATCATTACATTTGGTAGCATAGGAACACCTGGCACACCCACAGTCAGCAAGGTAGAAATTGACAGTCGTCCTAGAGTGCAGATCTCAACCACTGCACCAACAGGCATTGTAGAAGCCATAGAATTTTGGTTAAGCAATGATGTCAGTCTTGCTGACGCCAATCGCAGTTATAGAGTTATATCAGTAGAGCGTCCTGTAGGCGGCGGTGTTTACACCAGCGGCACCGCTGTAACATTTGAATATGACAGTGTGAGTAGCAGTGATTTTGTTGTCAAGACCAGAGGCATAAACACAGCCACAACAGGTCCTTTTAGTGCAGTCAGCGGATTAGTCAACTTCGTACCAAGACAGACCACACAGGCCATTGACCCCAGCACTTCGTTGTTCAACAGTGCAGGCGGCTTGCTAGGTGCTCTAAGTTTGGTATCACTGTTGACCAAGGTCAGCGATTTATTTGGATCCGGTGACACTGGCAAGAGTCTATTCACAAGACTGTTTGAAACATTTCAAAGCACCACAGGCCTTGATATTCTTGGTCAAGCATCAAGTGGCAGTTTGGTTGTGGCCAGTAGTCTCACAGTCAAAGCAGATGCAGTAAATCTTACCACTGGTGCTACCAGCATTGATTTTAAAACACCTCTGTTGGCCACAGGTGGTCCTGCCGTAGAAGTAAAAATAAAACCAGGTGCAAAAAACAAAGACATCTTGGCCTACAACAAAGGCACAGCACAATGGGAAACAATTAGTGATTGTATTGAATGTGACTTTGTGAACATTCCTCCTGCCAATGGTCCAACCACACCTTGTAAATTATTGGTAGCCGCAACTTTACCAGCAAACAATTTTGCAGGCAGTGACAGCACCGTGTGTCCTCCAAGTTCGGTTGTGCCTTTCAAAGGCAGTTACTTTATCAAGTTTTCGATTCAAGCAGGCAGACTTGGAGCAGTGGCCGCAGGCACAAGTTCTATCACCACTACCACAGCATTCAAATACACCATTGCACAAGCAGGCAACACTGATTTCAGTTGGTATGGTGCTCCTAACAATACAGTTGGCACACAATGGTTTGCCACTTCACCTGCCACAAACTTTCCTAATGGCAAAACATCCCTAGAAATTACAGTAGGCAAGCGATACAAGATTCGTGCAGTAGGTAGCGGTTTTGCAACTACCAGCAAGGCCTATTGGGAATCATTGGGCTGGGAAGGTGTCGCAACACCAGCGGTTCCGGCTGTTGCGGCAAGTGCGCCTGGTGTTACTCCTGTTGTTGTGGCCGTTGCGGCTGTTGCGGCTGTTCCGGCTAGTGCGGCTGTGCCAGCAGTAGGTGATGCATTTACTGCCACAGCAGTAGGCACCATTAGTAGTGCCACTGTGGACAAAGCCACTGACGACACAGGATTTGTTTATGGACTTGGTGAAATTGATCCTGACGACAGCAAAAGCATTGTTGTGCCAATCAGCAAAGGCACCGGCAATTTTGTCTTGTATACAACCGATGGTGTTGTTTATGATACTGTGCCTATTGCCAATTGCACTGTGACCAGTGATGTTGTTGAGATACCATTTAAACAAAGAGCACCAGGCACTGACTACTATGTGCTATGGACTGCAGGCATTGTGACAAACTGCACCTGTGAAAATGATGCCGCTATAGATTCTGCAGAGCGTTGGACATTTACCACCAGCGAAGTACCGCAAACGCCTTATGCTCCGGGTCAATTAAGTCCTAGTAATTTACAAACTGATGCCAGTGATGTATTGGAAAGAAACAAAATAGATTACACATTATCACCTACTGGTGCATTGTGTGGTAATGGACAATCATTAAAAATGACCTTTACTGGTACAGCCCCAGTGGGTTCGCCTCAAGTGATCGTTGGCAGTGGTAGTATTACATTCACTGAACAATCTACAAACACTGTAGCAGCCAGTCTCAGTGTTAGTGCTGCCACCCTGACCACAACCACAGTGAGCAATGTCACAACCACAGTGGTAAATTTTGGTGCAATTCCCACATTGACTCCTGGCAGTCAATATATCATTAATGTGCCCCAGGGACTGTTAACTACAGATGGCACAGCATTGAGTAGCACATTCTGCGGCAAGACCACTACTACACCTAGAGTGGCAAGACCCAGTTTGGCCAAGACTCGAAGTGTAATTGCACAAGAAGAGTTAAGAATAACTTTGGTAGAGTTTTGCCCTGCCGCACAAGGCAAAAGCACCAAGCGTACCAACATTAAAATCACATTTAACAAACCAATCAAGGTCAAAGCCTCATCACCAGCAGAGGTCAGCATATTTGGCGGAGTGTTTGGATCTTTGTTTCAAAAGATTGATCTCCGCGGCACATTTACATCAAAGAAATACGGCGACATCTATGAAGGTGCTGACAGTGCGTCTGACAATCCTGATACGGCGAACAATGAAACAAGTGATGATAGAACCATATTGGTAAACCCTAGTCAAATGATGTCAGGTGCTACCAATTACTATATGAACATACCAGCAGGCGTTATTATTGATGCCAACTGCGATTTGGCTTGGCCCGGCATAAGTGACACAACTACTATTGCTTGGACCACTGAAGGAGCAAAGATGACACCACCTAGTGGTAGTGTTCCTTTGACCTACGGCAGTGTTAAATTTAGATGGAAGGTAGACAGAAAAACTGTGCCAGGCAATGCTTTTGTAAATATTGTTTCCGCCGCTGGAGTATTTCTTACCAAGGTCAGTGCCAAAGATCCTGCGGTAAAATTCAAACACAATGTGCCGTTTGATTTTGTTCAGACATTCAGTGGTGCACAGGTTATAAGATTTGGTGCCGCAATAACAGCATTCACATCATCATTGACTGCCATAGTAGACAACGCAATAGGTGGTCAGTTAGGTTCTAACATTGTATTCACAGTTAGTGCCGTCGGTCGTAGAATTAGATTTAGTCAATCAAGTTTAAGTGGTAGTGTGGTGGTTAATGCTTCGGTTATTCGTAATGTTGGCACTATGACTCCAACTGCACTAATTACAACATCCACATTAAGGATATAAAGAAACAATGGCCACACTCATAGCATCCGCAAAACTTACTAATGCCTTTAGGGTAAGAGCAGTTGACGACAATGTATCAGCGACACTTACTTCAAGTTTTAGTCTAGGTAATCAGAATCAACCAAGCCCAACTCTTGTTAATGGTATTCCTACGGTGTTTGCCAATGTGTTGGTTAAACGAACTAGACGCACGGTTAGTGATTTAGAATCAAGTTCATCATTGACCAACACAATGCGATATGCTACCAAAGGTGGCAAGGGTGAATTTGCTGTCTCCAGCACTTTGGTCTGTGAATTCCCAACCTATCTTGAAATTGACATAGAAGCACTAATGCTTCAAGGTCTGCCTGAAGGCACTGATTGTGTTTTAAATTTTGAAGAAGGATGGATGTTAGAAGACCGAGGCACACTATTGCCTAGTGGTGCTTTTGAATACGGCTCTAACACACAGGATTCACCAAGTCCTGAATTTCCAAGTTTTGTTGCATTCAGAACACCAAAGTTTTTCCGTTCAGCATTCAGTTCAGTGTTTAGCATACCAACAAGAACCGCATTGCGTATCAAGCAATTACAAAGTGCGGTTGCCAGTGCCAGCACCTTGTCCGCCGTTGGTATATTCAATCCAGGCAAATTTGCCGCATTGTTTGCAGGCGTTAGTCAAGCAGTGACCATTGCAAGAAAGACTGTGGTTAGCGGGGCTACCTTATCATCTATTGTAAACATAATAACAAACAACACAAGATTGAGAGAAGCACAGTCTAGTGTGTCATCATTGTTTAGTACCACAACGGCATCCTTTAACAGCCGTATAAGATCTGCTCAATCAACAATGTCAGACATATTTGCTGTTGTTTGCTCTCCATATCAATTCGAAGGTATTATATTAAACATTCCTGGTTTTGCTACATTGACAGCCAATGTCACACGCATTGAGATGACATACAACTTATTCTCTGCAACATCAACAGTGGTTCTGAACACAAGAGTAAGAAGAGTTGTTGCGGCTCCACAGGTAGTGGCATCAACAAATATAATTGGCAACCGCCTTGCATTGGCTCAATCAAATATAACTGCTCAATCAAGTCTATCTTGTATCGGCAACAAACCAATGGTAATTGCAAGTTCAAATGGTGTGGGCCAATTTGGTTTATACGGAACCGTAAATGCAACGATTCAATGGACCGATGGAAGCGAAACGGTTGTAACTACTCCAGGTAGTTACAGTTATGATGCCGGATCAGTTGGTACTGGAATAATCACAATTCGTGGAACTGTGACAAAATACGGACCTGGACCTGACAATGCCACATACGCACACACCTCAGCCAGTGTTTATAGTTTCGGAGAAATAGGTATAACCCATTTAGACTACGCATTCAGAGGCGTAAATTTTGGGCAAAACAGTTTTGTACCAGCCAAACTACCAACTACTATAACTTCTCTAAAAGGATTATTTGAAGGAGCCAGTCAATACGCAGGTCGTATGGTACCTAACCCATTCAACACTGAAAATTTCAAGCCCGCACAAAATTGGGTTGTGGATAATGTCACTGATATGAGTTTTATGTTTAAAGGAGTCTTAAACATAAACACCACCTCTGGAGGAGGCACTGGAACAGGAATAACAAATTGGAATGTCAGCAATGTGACCACAATGGAATCAATGTTTGAAAATGCTTCTATGGCAATTAGTATTGCGGGTTGGAATACTGTTGGTCTAACTAATATGAAAAATATTATGAAAGGAAATACAACTTCTGGCTACACCAACTTGCCAACTTGGAATGTCAGCAATGTGACCAATATGGAAGGAGCATTTCAAAGTGCTGGAGTTAACAACATTAACCTTTCAACCTGGAGTGTTGGCAAAGTCACTAATATGAAAAATATGTTTGCTTCTAATGGTGAAGGATCCACAGTGACTTTGACCATAGATAATTGGGATGTAAGTGTTGTCACCACAATGGAAGGAATGTTTAATTCTACAAGATTCAACGGAAACATCACAAGGTGGGATACGCAAGCGGTTACTAATATGAACTCAATGTTCCAGAGCAATAATTTGTTTAGTCAAGACTTGAGAGGATGGTGTGTTGGTTTGATTCCTACAATACCAACCAACTTTGGTGGTGCGGCAGGTTGGACAAATCAACCTGTGTGGGGAACTTGTCCAATATCATTAAGTATCAATCCAACATTTACACTAACGGCCAATGTTTTGAATGTGCAATTTCTTGCACTAACAAATATATCGTCTGAATTTACGCCTGCCCTAACAGCAACAATCTATGAAAATCCAATAGTGTTTTTAGAACAAATTAACGGCAGTGGTGAAACAAGTTCGGGTTGGAATTTAGTTGGAACTTCAGGATCATCAATGCTTGTTGATTGGGGCGATGGCGTGGTAGAAACCAAAACCTTAAGTTCGGGTTCTTTAACTTTTTCTCACATATATGCAGAAACTGGTGATACAAGATTTAATCAAATTACATTTAGCAATAAGACAGGAACTATTACAGAAATTACAGCCGGTAATGGTACCATTATGGCAGTTACTGATTGGGGTAAAGGAAATAATTGGAACCGAATTAAATTATCTGCAGGAGACGGAGCAATGTTTGTGCCAGCACAAACAATCCCATCTTCCGTGACCAATGCCTCAGAAATGTTTTATGACACAAACGATTTCAATGATAGAAAACTCAGATATTGGAATGTATCTAATATAACTAATATGAATCAAATGTTCCGTGATATGGCGTTTGATCAAGATTTAACTAAATGGTGTGTCAGTTCAATTCCCACAATACCAACCCTGTTTGGCGGTAGTGGCAGTTGGGCAACCAAACCAGTTTGGGGAACTTGTCCTACAGCAATAGCCACTCCATCAAGAATACCAAAAACCATACTATTGAAAGATTACGGTGTTTCTACTCTAACAATTAGCACAGCAACATCAAAATTTGGAACATCTAGTTTATATAGATCAGGTTCAAATAATCGTGTTTGGATTTCCCCAGACAAGGATTTAGAATTTTTGAATAATAACTTCACCATTGAAATGTGGATCAATCCAACTAATAAGTCAACAGTCAAAACATACTATGATACCAGATATAAAGAAACCGATGACAATATGCCAAGACTTGAGTTAGACAACTCAACTTTAAAATATATTGTTAATAATGTCACTTTGATATCTGGTTCATATACTCCGGCTGCAGGTGTTTGGGCACACATAGCAGTTTGCCGTTCTGGTACCAGCACACGACTATTTGTTGACGGCGTTCAGATTGGAACTACTCTAACAGATACAACGGTATACAGATCAGGTATTGTGAATCTTGGTAGCACACACAGAGGTGCCAATCACGCTCTTGGTTATATAGATGAAGTCCGTGTTTCAACTACTGCTCGATACACTACAACCTTTAGCCCGTCGGCATCAGCATTTACCAACGATGCTAATACCGTAATGCTATTACACTTTGAAGGTGTCAATGGATCCACATACACAGAGGACGATATTTCATAAAACTTTTTTTACCTTTTATTGTCTTTTATTAGTGATTATTTAGGTTTCGACTAAATACACAGTCAGAGACAGTAATGACAACAGACAACCATATGTTGTCTGCTATGACAACATATCAACCAAGGAGATACACTATGTCAGCAGCCAGTAATTATCTAGAAAACAAATTGTTAGACCACACTCTAACCGCAACAACATTCACAGCACCAGCCGCTCGTTATTTGGCCCTGTTTACTAACACTTCAACCAATGCCGCTACTAACCTAGAAGCAGGAACATTGACAGACGAAGTAACCACAGCCGCTTCTGCATACATCCGCAAGGTAGTGACATTTGCTGCCGCAGCCAGTGGTACAAGTGCAACCAACGCAACAGTGACATTTGATGCCGCTACTATCAACTGGGGCACTATTACTCACATTGCTATTATGGATGCTGTATCAGCAGGCAATGTCCTGTTCTACGGTGCAGTTACAACTTCCAAGA